TTGTGATAACGATTTAATTTCGTTGAACTGCGCTTGTGTGATAGTTCCATTCGTAACGCCTTGTTCTAATAATCTTTTTCCCTCTGCCGTATTAGGATCTTGCAAATACAATTCTGACTGAGCTTTTAATTGATCTGCTGTTGATTGTATAGATTGACTAGTGGCATTTGGAGTGTCTTTTGCTCTGGTTACGGTGGTTGAACCACCACCTGATTCAGTATTAACCGTCGTGCTTTGACTTAGGGTACTTGATGATATTGGGATTCCTGCAGTAGATTGTCCTTGTAATTTTTGCTCAAGAGCAGTCAACTCAGTTTCTTGTTTAACATAATCGGGATAGTTATTAATATTAGCATTGTAATTATTAATTTTTACACTGTTTTCATCAATCATTCTCTGATACTCATTAGCAGTGCCCGTGGCGCCGCTAGCCAATGCTTTATCTCTGAGTTTTGCTAAATTAGTACTATCCTTTTGAACCGCATTTCTAAAAGATTCTAATTCACTTATTGAATATATTTGTGTTGCCATGGATCTACCCTTGTTTTTATATTTATCATATCAAAAATCATGAGTTTTAATGAGAATTTGACTAAATACTATGCTGCTGAATCCATCCATTTTTACAAAAAACTCTTGACTTTATAACATGTTGTGTTATAATAAATGTTACATTAACAAACAACTTATATGAGTATAGCCAAAAAACCAGTAAACTATCTAAACAATCGAGATATGCTTAAAGAAATACATCTGTCTAAGAACAGTTATTGTAGTTTTCTCGATCCCGACGATCATCAATATGATTTAATTATTGATCTTGAAAATAATAACGATTTAGCAAAAAGTCTAAAGTATGCTGCCAAGCGTGAGCAGATTACTCGCGCACGAGAAGTTCGTGCTGCTAGACTTAGCACTCCCGAGAATAAGATTGAGCCCAAATCAATCAAAGTCGAAGATCTTGTTTTCAGAGTTATGACATGGGATCATATTCCTCTAGCACCAAAACCCGCTAGAAAAACAGATAAGAAAAAGAGCGCTATGGAAATGTTTCTCTCTGAAAATACTGATGAGAGTTCATTTGACGATCTAGAAGACACAACACTTAGTAAAGAGATGGGCATGAACGATATGGTTCATGTTAGAGTTAATTTCCCACCGTTTCAACACTTCAAATACAATAACAAAGAAAAAGAATGGCGATGTGTTGGCAAGAGTCATTGGGAAGGAGACGTGAATACAGGTGAGTTTAGCAAGGACTCGGGTCAAATTACCAATAAGTTAGCACGAATGTATCTAATGCTCTGTGAGCGATATGCCATGAGATTTAATTGGCGGGGGTACACCTATAATGACGAAATGAGAGGATCGGCTATTCTTCAATTGACTTATGTTGGACTTAGATTCAATGAAGCTAAATCATCCAATCCATTTGCTTATTATACAGCAGCCATCAATAATAGTTTTTGTAGAGTTCTAAATTCGGAAAAACGAAACCAAAACATCAGAGACGATATTTTGGAACTTAATGGTCTTAATCCCAGTTGGTCTCGTCAATTTTCATCAACTAATACAGCAAGTATTGACGACTAGTTGTCCAAAATTCATTGACTTTTTCTATAGCATACTGTATATTTGTATGCTATGACTAATTTATTCAAACGAGCAGCAGTATTCACGGACATTCATTGGGGGCTTAAGAACAACAGTGTTACCCACAATAACGACTGTATGGACTTCATTGATTGGTTTATAAAAACTGCTAAGACACGAAATTGTGAAACTTGTTTCTTTCTTGGGGATTGGCATCACAATCGTAGTAGTCTTAGTATTCACACATTACACTATAGTATAAGAGCATTGGAAAAGTTAAATGAAGCGTTCGATCAAGTTATTTTTATTGTCGGTAATCATGATTTGTACTATCGCGATCGTCGTGATGTACAGAGTGTTGAATGGGCAAAGCACTTGGATAGAGTTAGGATTTGTAATGATTGGATTGAGTTCGGCGACGTGGTCATTGCTCCCTGGTTGGTGGGCGATGATTACAAGCGATTACAAAGACTAAGCGGTAAGTATCTGTTTGGACACTTTGAACTGCCAAGTTTTAGAATGAATGCTAACATAGAAATGCCAGATCACGGTGAAGTCAATAGTGAGCATTTAGTAGGATTCGAACGAGTGTTTAGCGGACATTTTCACTTTAGACAGCACAAAAAGAACGTTACGTACATTGGCAATGCGTTTCCTCATAACTACGGAGACGCTGGCGATGATGCTCGTGGCATGATGGTATTAGAATGGGACGAAGATCCTGAATACATTACATGGGAAGAGCAGCCACGATATCGGGTGTTTACTCTTAGCCAAATTTTAGATCAGCCCGAACGTTTGCTAAGATCAAAACTACATTGTAGAGTTAACTTGGATATTGATATCTCATTCGAAGAGTCAGTATTCATTAAAGAAAAGCTTATGCCCGAGTACTCGGTTAGAGAAATGCAGTTGATACCTGTCAAACAGAATATAGAATCTATTGAAAGTGAGCTTGGTGACTTGACATTTGAAAGCGTAGATAGTATAGTACAAAGTCAAATTGAAAGTTTACAAGAGGGCAATTTTGACAAACGATTACTACTTGAAATTTATAAAAATCTATGATTAAAATTAAAACACTTAGTTTGCGCAACTTTTTAAGCATTGGACAAGTAACACAGACTATTGATTTTGATCGTCAGGATCTAACATTGATTCTTGGCGAGAACTTAGACTTGGGCGGAGAAGGTGCTAGGAATGGTACCGGGAAAGCTCAACCTCTGACTAGTAAAATTCTTACAGAATCAGGATGGACTCTGATGAAAGATATACAAGTTGGGGATCGAGTGATAGCACATGACGGTCAATCATCTACTGTTCTAGGAATTTATCCTCAAGGTAAAATTCCTGTATATCGTCTTACATTTAAGGATGGAAGAACATGTGAGGCCAGCGAAGAACATTTATGGAACATCTATAGTCATCAGTTTAGAAACAAGAATGATAAGAATCATACACGAATCTTAACAACTAAAGAGATCGGTGATTTACTTGATAGTAATCGTAACAAGAAGAGTAAACAGTTACATTATCTGTATGTTCCATTATTTACACCTACCGAATCACTAGATTCTGTTGTTTCAATAGCACCCTACACACTAGGTGCTATGATAGGGGACGGAAATCTTAGATCGTCTCCGGGAATAACGTCTTGTGATTCTGAGATAGTTTCTAGAGTAGACAAAGAACTTCAGTTGATCAACTGTTCTCTAAAACAGGTTCATACAACTACTCGTGAAAAAATTTCGTATCGTGTTGTCATGAACGAGAAGCAACACCATCCTAAAAAGATTCTTCATCCTTTTAGAAAATATATCGCGGATTTGAACTTGAATGTCAATAGCGAAGACAAGTTCATTCCGAATCAGTACAAAAACATCAGTGTTAGACAGAAAATAGAACTGCTTCAAGGATTATTAGATACTGACGGAACTGTTGATAGAACTGGTTCTATATCTTATTGCACTACTAGTAAACAACTGGCATTAGATGTAGCAGATCTAGTTCGAAGTATTGGAGGCTTAGCAAGAATCACAGAAAAAGCCCCAAGATTCTCATATCTAGGGGAAGTTAGACAGGGCAAAACAGCATATATCGTTAGAATTAGATATCATAACCCACGAGATCTGTTTTACTTAAACAGAAAAAAGAACAAAATATCAGAATCATATCAGTATAAAAATCAACTTAGATTACAAATAACTGCCATTGATAGAATAGAAGATAGTGAATGTCAGTGTATTTATATCGATCATCCCGATCATTTGTATGTTACTGATAACTATGTAGTAACACACAATACATCGATTATACAGGGACTCAGTTATGCGCTGTTTGGCACTGCTATTAATAATATTCGTAAAGACAATCTAATTAATAGAACCAATCAAAAGAACATGCTTAGTACAGTAGAGTTCGAAGTTAATGGAGTTGATTATAAAATCATTCGTGGTCGTAAGCCAAATGTGTTAAAGTTCTTTATCAACAATCAAGAACAACAGATTGTGGATGACAGTCAGGGCGATAGTCGTGAAACTCAAGAGCAAATAGAACGTTTGTTACAAATGGAACCCGAGATGTTCAAGCAAATTATTGCTCTTAATACTTATAATGAACCCTTCTTAGCGCTTCGTGCTGCTGATCAGCGAAAGATCATTGAGCAGTTACTGGGTATTACGTTATTGAGTGAGCGAGCAGAAAAGATCAAAGAGCTAAACAAACAAACTCGTGATAATATTCAGAGCGAACAGTATCGTATCAAGGGTCTAGAAGAAGCCAATCGTCGTATTGTAGAACAGATCGACAACTTAAAGAAACGTCAGCGACTGTGGACTGCTACTCGCGATCAGGATGTCATGAATCTTACTGAAGAACTAACTGCTCTTACTAAAATTGATATCGATCAAGAGATTATCTCACATCGTGATCTTGAAACTTATAATAACAAGCGATCTGAGATAGCTAACATTACAGCCAGATATACGAGCACTCGTGCTACACTGGATAGCAAGCATGTTCGCTCAGTAGCAGCGATTAAGAAAGATATTAAATCACAGTTAGATATTATAACCAGTTTAGAGAGTATTGTTATCGAGCAAGAAGTAGAGAATCACAGACTACTACAAACTTGGAACGATAACAACAAGACGCTTATCGAAGCTAAAAAATGGAGAGACAGTGCTCGAAAGCATATGACTGAACTTAATAACAATCGTCATAAGCTAGAAGCAGAGATAGCCAAGTTAGAGAATCATCAGTGTTATGCTTGTGGTCAAGCTCTACATGATGATCAGCATGAAACTATCTTACGTGGCAAGCACAAACAACTACAAGAAGTCAGTTTAAGTTATCTTAGCGCTGAATCGCAGTTTTTAGAACATGATGAGCATATTAAATCGTTGGGCAAACTGGGCACTGCGCCTAGAGTACATTACGAATCACTAGAGTTGGCTCTTGGGCACAAGAACAAACTAGACACTGCTAGAACTAAACATCTAGAACTAGTACAGTATCTAGAAACTACCATTTCAGAGTATGAGACCGAACGAACTAATACTGATAAGCAGCATGCACAAGATCTAGCAGCAGTGGGCGAGTTGGGACAAGTTCCACGAGTTCATTACGATACACTAGAGTTAGCACTGAAGCATCAAAGTCAAGTAACCAAACTAGCCGATGATTTAGAACGACGACTTGCAGATCAAGATCCATATCATGAACAGATTGAAGATATGGAGCAAAACGCTGTTCAAACAGTGGACTACGAAGAAATCAATCGACTTAATCGAGTGCTTCAACATCAAGATTTCTTACTTGATCTCTTAACAAACAAGCGTAGTTTTGTTAGAAAGCGAATCATTGAACAGAATCTCAGTTATCTTAACAATCGTTTGACTCACTATCTAGATAAAATGGGCTTGCCTCATCAAGTAGTATTTCAGAACGATCTAACGGTTGAAATCACTGAACTTGGTCGTGATCTTGACTTTGATAATCTTAGTCGTGGTGAGCGTACTAGACTGATCATTGGATTGAGTTTTGCTTTTCGTGATGTATGGGAAAGTTTATATGCTCCTATCAATGTTCTATTTGTTGATGAACTCATAGACAATGGACTTGATACAGCAGGAGTAGAGTCAAGTATTGCTTTGCTCAAAGATATGACTCGACGTAGAAGTAAGAGCATTTGGCTTGTAAGTCATCGTGATGAACTTAGCAGTCGAGTTAGTAGTATTCTACGAGTAGTAAAAGAAGGAGGGTATAGTAGTTATCACTGTGCTGAAGAATAAATTTTTAGCACAGTGATAATAGAGATAAGTATGTTTATGCCAAGCAAAAGTAAGATAAAGGGATCAAACTACGAACGAACTGTTGCAGCAAGATTGACTGCTATTTACAACGAGCAGTTTATTAGAAACATCACAGGTTCAGGAGCATATGTGGGTGGAACTAATCGCTATCGTAAGCATGTGCTCACTGAACAACAAATTCGTAGTGCTAAGGGAGATATCACTCCCCCAGAGTCTTTTAAATTACTTAATGCTGAATGTAAGAGTTATAGTGATTTTAGCTATCATCAACTACTATCAGGTAAGTGTAATCAACTTGATCAGTGGATTGAGCAACTCTTAGAGGCTAGCGATCCTGACGATTGTAATGTTCTATTTTTCAAAATTACACGAAAGTCAGAATGGGTCGCGGTAGAGTCAAATAAATCATGGAACCTATCTGGTTCTTATATCAAATATATTAGTGATTCTTTTGGCTCGTGGAGCATTCTTGATATTGATCAGTTTTTTATGACCAATCAAGCAGAGTTTCAACGTTATTGTTCATCCGACATTTCTGATATCTCAACTACACTTATACCCTAGACTTTACTACACTACAGGATACAATAATCAGCAGCGTGTGAAAGCGACACGCTGAACACAGAGAAACAACACTCTGTTCTAAAAAATAGAAACGTACTCGTGGCAAGCCGACACTGCCCGTGGAGCAAGACCAAAGTGGGATCAATACTAACCACAACAAGTCTCTAAACGCAAAATTCCTCTCGGAAGGAGATTACTGTGCCTGACAGATCAACAGGTGAAGAAGTACATAGAGTCTATCGGTGTGAGCTATAACGAACGTTCTACTCTGACTAACGAAAAATAGTTAGTCGAAATGAAGGAAAACAAGGGGGGAGAGCAGATGAGGTGTCTTTGAGTACGACGAGAAGACATCTCTGTGTTCTTGACGTAAAACCCGAAATGAGATAGAAAACAAGTATCTGAGTTATAAAGAGAATAATAGTCGGATAACAGCGGTAGCAGCCCTGCTGCTACCAGACTTCGGCATAGCTCGGGCTAAAGCCCTCACTTAAATGCCTCGTCTGAGTTGTCTTTTCTATCTTTTGTCTTGGCAGAAAAGAGATTTCTCTGATATAAACAAGCGAAAAGCGGCTTAGCCGCTTTGAGCGGATGAGACTCGGTCTCATCCTTATCTGTCAGATCTAATGTTATTAGTTATGCGCGCGTTTTTTGAAATAGAATTGTTAAAAAACGATAAATGACTAACTATGAGTTATTAGATTGTCGTAATGCCGCATATTTTGCTTTTCTTGCGTCTGAAATAGCCTTACGATGTTCGAGTGATTTAGGCTTTCGCATTTTTTGTTTTGTTTCTTCTGTTTTAGCAATTCCTAACATTTTACCCTTGAGACTTTCTGATAATTTTTGTTTATGGTCATCTGACATTACTCTTCCTTTAAGAGCAGTTGATATCTTATTACCTATAACCTCTATTTCATTATCTGTATAAACATGAGGAGTTCTGTTCTTTTGTGCATCGCTCATTCTTTTGCGTTGGGCATCTGTTCTTTTTTTACCTGTATTTTTTATTCTTCTCTTTTCAATAGTTTCTATTGAATTTTTTCTTCTGAGCCCTGATCCAGATAATCCATCTTCATATTCTAGGTTGGCCCATTCTTTGGATTCAACTATGTTATTGTTTTTGGAAAAATTCAATGCGTACTCTGTCAATTCTTCTTTATCGGTAAATAATCTACACCAGATAGTTGTCACATCGGTACCGTGTATATTTAGATGATTGGTCCAATAAGTTCCTGATCCTAGGTATCTTATAGGATCTTTGCGGATCGTCTTTCCAAAGTATTTCAAGCCTGTTTTATTGTGTTGCTTGATGTATAACCATGTAGGAACAAAGTCTGAAGGTAAAAGCATAGTTTTTATTTATTTCATAAAGAATAAAAATTACTGTTCTATTAAAAAAATGAGAGCCCGGTTTTCTTTGTAGTTTCCATGTTCTCGTCTATGATATTGCCTATTTCTTCTCGTTGTTGAGGACTCATGTTAAGTACGTCCTCATAGAGAATACCACCTCTCATATACCAAGCAAGTCTCAGTGCGTTTCTTTCAATAGAACGACATTCAGTTTCCATTGATTGTACAAGCTTCTCTATGTCTTCAACAGACAGATAGAGAAGCTTTAGACGAAAAAATCTGTAATGTTAAACTCTATTTTCTGTTCGTAATTATGCTGACAATGTTGGCACACTATCTTTAACTGTTTGCTCTGAGCCTGTTCTCTAAGTTCCATACTACGATTACGAATGTTCTCAAACATGCGCTTGTCACAGTTCTTCAAGAAATCCACGATAAAGTCTTGTTGATTGACTCTAACTTCAGGGGTCTTGATATATTCAATAGAACGAGCAATGATTTTGAACTGTAATTCGTTCATTCGTGTTAGTAATTGACCAGCTAGTCGATTCTTTTCAGGACCGTCTTCCATTTGAGTAACTTCACGAGTTAGTTTTTGAATTTCAAACTGTTCGTCACCGTTATTATTCATTTCTTTGAAAGTCAGACTTCTAAACTTGATTTGAAGATCGCCAAGTTCCATGATAATGTTAAAATCAGGATTACGAACCTGTGTTAGCACTCCAGAAAGATTGACTCCATAAGCACTTTCTTCACGACATTCTGGGCAAGTGGTTTCGATATCCATTTCTTCGCCGTTGGTAGCAATTCTAATAGCGATCATTAGTGCTTCAACATCAGCAGCATCCAACGCCCAAGCATTCTTTACAGCAGGAACACAACTCTGAATGACTGATGCTACTGCTGATCCATTAAACAGAGCATCAGGAGTTCTGGAAATGATTTCGTCATTGGCAGTCATGGGATAGATCGGAAGTTGACCGGTTTCGGTAACTTCTAAAACCTGAGCAGAATAATGCTTTCCGCCAGTGGGAATCGTTACATGAATGCTGGGACGACGAAAATATTGCTTCAGAGGGTTTTGATTCATTGAAAATGCTCCTAATTATTAACACTAAATACTATTTAAGTGGAACAAAGGTGACGAAAATAAAATGGCTGATATTGATCCTAAAAAATTCGAAGATCTGGTTAAAGCTATCGATGATTTGAACAAATTGATCGGCAATCAGAGTTCGGGATTTACGGCAAATCTTGGTAAATCCAGCACGGCCGTTAAGACTAATACAGAAGCCGTTAAGGATAATACAAAAGCCGTTAGGACTAATACGGCTAATACAGAAAAAAGTTCTAGTTCGTTTAAATCTCTAACACAAAGTTCGGATGCACTAACCCGATCATTTGATATATTAAACAAAACAATTTCTGGCGGTATTGATCTTAAGAGTGTCGAAAAGAATTTGACAGCAAGCACTGCTAACATTAATCAAAGTCTTAACGCTACATTATCAGGCATGAACGCTAGTCAGGCTGCTGCTAATAAGGTACAGCAAAAAGCCAACGCTGAGTATTCACAATCTATTCAATCATCTACTAAGGCAACACTTGACGGAGTTAAAGCACAAGAGAAATCTGGTAAATTTACTAAAGAAGAGTTAGAGACAAGAAAACGGCGAGCATTCGAATATGAACGTGCAATGAACAGTGCTATTGATGTAGTCGCTAACTTTACTCGGGGAGCGTTTAGTGCCACTTCTGGAATGAAGAAATACGGTGACGCTCTAGAAGGTATTACCACAATCATATCAGGACTTATGTTTGTATTTGGAGGTCCGATAGTCAAAGTTCTTGCTGCTGTTGTAACTGTGCTTGGAAAGTTATTTGTAGCCGCTAGCGAGCACATGCAAAAGCTCAATGAAGTATTTGAGCAAGTTGCTGAATATGGACAGATAACAAGTCGTGGCATTATGGGTGTTCAAGAAAACATTCATGGTTTTGGCTTGACTCTTAAAGATCACGCTGGAGTATATCAACAGATCATTCAATCGACGAGCGAGTCTTTAGGAGCGTTTGGTTCAACAGCAGGAGATGGTGCTAAAAATCTAGCAAACATGTTCAAGTCTGACTTAGTCAATACCGAACTTGAGACGATGTTTAGAAATATTGGCTACAATTCAGAATCTCTAGCAAAGACTTATACTCGTGTTGCAAAACAAATGATTGACTTTGGTGCTGGTTATGGAAAAACTAATCAACAGGTAGGAAATATAACCACTAACTATATGAAGAATCTTCAAGAGCTTAGCGAGCTAACTGGTCAAAACAGAGATAAACTATTAGAAGAGCGCGAAGCCATGATGAGAGAGCAGTCAATACAGCTCAAATATCAGGAACTGGTAGCAGCAGGCCAACAAACACAAGCAGACGCAATGATGGCAGGCCTTGCCGCTGCCCGGCAGTTTGGTCCCATGGCTTATAAAGCCGCTCAAGAAATTGTAACAGTAGGTGATGTTATTTCTGGAGACGCTTTACAATATATTGCTATGCGTGGCAAAGAAAGCATGGACGCTATTCAAGGCATGGTAAGCGGTAAAAATGTTGATGAAATACATCGTGCTCAAAAGAGATATGCTGATGAGACTATAAAATACAGCCAACGATATGGAAGTCAAATGGCTGGTATTTTGGGTGGAGTTGATACAGCAGCACTAGGCTTGACAACTGAAGACATAAGACGAGCAAACATTGTTGCTAGACAGTCTCAGGAAGCAGGCATGAAAGCAATCGAAGATACTACTAAAGCGATGAAAGAAGGTAGTGGCGCTCAGAGAGATGCTGCTGTTGCTGATGCCCGAGCTACTAGAAATAACGCTCAGGCACTAGAAAAAACAATCGGATCTGCTGCTAACGGTTTAGCACCGGTGTTTGAACGATTAGCCAAAATCAGTGAGTATTTGGGTAAGGTTATGAATTCTGCAACTGAGGCTATTGTTAAATTTTTTAAGGGATTTGGAATCGACTTGGACGATAAAAAGTCACCGAATCCTGAAGATATCGGTACAATGAGAAAAACTCAGAGCGATCTAAAAAACAAACAAGACATTGAAAACATATCTATAAAAAATTTAGAACAGCAGAAGCAAATTGAGATCGACAATCAAAAGAAGCTTGAAGCCGAACGTCAAAAACTTCAGACTCAAGCAGCCCAAAGCAAAACTGACGAAGAACGAAAAAAGATTGCTGATCAGATGAATATTATCGATAAGCAGTTGCTTGAAAAACGACAAAATATTCTGAGTTACGAAGCCAAAAAGCAAAAACATAGTGAAAAACTAAATGCTATACAAAATGATATTGACGTTAATAACATAGATCTTAAAAAGCACGAGAATCTTCTGCTTACACAGACTCTGGAACAGGCTAAAAAATTCAAACTCAGCGCTGAAGATGTTAAAGAATTGGGACTTAAAGATGGTGCCACTGTTCATGATGTTATTGCTAGACTGCATGACAGTGAGAATCGATCTAGAAACGCACCTAACCGGATTCGCGAACAAGAACAAGGTAAAATTCAGAAATATAAGGCATTTCTTGAAAAACAAGGATATAGTATAGAGACTGAGCCCTCGGGTCCAGCGACTAGGTCTATGTCTGGTGGCCCTCGAACAAGTAGTAAGGTAATCAATACTGGCATTAAAAGGTTATATGAAGAAAAATCGAGAGATTCTAACGATGAGAATCTAGATGCTAGAATTGAGCGCTTGCTTAAATTTGGTGGGGGTACTGGAAATAAAGATTCCTTTAAGAAATTAGAACCTCAACTTATTGAACGTGTGCTAACCGCTGCTGAAGAGTTCAATCGTTTATCGGATGGTAAAGATAAGCTACAGATCAATAGTGCTTTTAGAACAGCTCAGGAACAAGAACGACTGAATAAAGAGCTTAAATCTAAAGATCCCAATGCTGTCGTAGCCGAACCAGGTAAAAGCAAACATGAACATGGATTAGCAGTTGATATACAACAAGCGGCGAAGTTGGCAGAAATGGGCATTTTAGAAAGAGCCGGACTTAAGCAACTTAGTAAAAATCTCAGCGACCGAGATCCGTGGCACATTGAAATGTTAGCCAAGGGTGGTATTACATCAGGAGTGTCGGTGGCAGGTGAGAATGGACCAGAAGCAGTTATTCCACTAGCAGATGGAAGAACAGTTCCAGTTAGCATCGATGGTATGTTATCAGTAGACACAAGTCCTATTGTTTCAGCAATTACCAGAATGACAGAAATTTTAGATGAGAGACTGAGAATCGTAGAAAATCATATGAATTCTGTAGCCACTAATACTGGAGAAATTGTTCAGAATGGTTACGCATAAAGTCTAAATACTATACTGGACTAAACATGGCATATACTAAAAACTTTAGAAACAAAGATGGAATGATGAGCCCTATCTCTGGATGGGCTACTAATCCTGGAGCTCCGGTTGCTACTCAAAAACCGTCAACTGGAGGCTATTCTAACGACTTTGCCTTTAGAAACTATCAAAGTCGTCTGCCCGAAGTATATACTGGTCATCCAAACAGAATAGAACGATATAATCAATATGAAATTATGGACGTTGATCCCGAGATCAACGCTTCACTTGATATTCTTTCAGAGTTTAGTACTCAGAAAAATGAACAGAACGGTACAGCATTTGAAATAAAATTTAATGAAGACCCAACTGAAACCGAAGTAAATCTTATCAAAAAGCAGCTCGTTCAATGGTGCAAGCTCAATGAGTTTGACAGCAGAATGTTCAAAATGTTCAGAAATGTTCTAAAATATGGCGATCAAGTATTCATTAGAGATCCTGAAACATTTAAGCTCAACTGGGTAGATATGACCAAGGTAGTCAAGGTCATTGTGAATGAAAGCGAAGGTAAAGAACCTGAACAGTATATCGTTCGAGATCTTAACTTCAATTTACAAAATCTAACGGTTGCTGAAAAAACTACAACAGATTTTCAAAGTCAACCCCCAACAGCGGGATATAGTGCTCAGTATAGTTATACAGCCCCCAATCAACCCTATGGATCAAGTGGTACTCGTTTTAGTTTGGGACTTCATGAGAGCGCTATTGATGCTAAGCATGTTGTTCATCTAGGACTAACTGAAGGTCTAGATCATTATTGGCCATTTGGACAAAGTGTTTTAGAAAATATATTCAAAACTTATAAGCAAAAAGAACTTCTAGAAGACGCTATCTTAATTTATAGAGTTCAGCGTGCTCCCGAACGACGAGTGTTTAAGATTGATGTAGGCAACATGCCAAGTCATATGGCTATGAGTTTTGTAAATCGTATCAAAGATGAAATTCATCAGCGACGTATTCCCTCAGTACATGGAGGTCAATCTACTCTAGATGCTACTTACAATCCATTGAGTATAAATGAAGATTACTTCTTTCCTGTGACTGCTGATGGTCGTGGAAGCTCAGTTGATGTGCTACCTGGTGGTCAAAATCTTGGCGAAATAGACGATCTTAGATATTTTAATAATAAACTAGCTCGTGGTCTTCGTATACCTAGTAGTTATCTGCCAACAGGACCAGAAGATAGTGAACGAGCATTTGTTGATGGCAAAGTAGGTAACGCTCTAATTCAGGAAAACAGATTTAACGAATACTGTAAGAGATTACAAAACTATATTATTAGAAAGCTAAACGAAGAATTCAAACTGTTTCTTCGTTGGAGAGGGTTTAATATTGATAGCGGTCTATTTGATCTAAAATTTAATGAGCCTCAAAACTTTGCTGCTTATCGTCAAGTAGAAATAGATGCTCAGCGAGTGAATTTGTTTACTAGTATCAGTCAATTACCCTATATGAGTGTTCGTTTTGCTTTAGAAAGATTTCTTGGACTCACTCAAGAAGAGATTAAGCGAAACGAAAAAATGTGGCATGAAGAGCGTGATGAGCCCGAAGCAGAAGATGTTGACGGCAGCGAACTTCGTAGTATTGGAATTAGCACAAGTGATATAGAATCTGATTTAGAAATGGCAGATCAGATTCCATCAGAAGGATCTCCACCAGAAGGAGCAATGCCACCTGATTTGGGAGCCATACCACAGTCACCAGATATGACAGCACCAGCGCCAGTGGCTCCAGCTCCTCCACCTCAAATGTGATTGGTTATTTTAACACGGTCCATCGTTTAACGTGCCTAAACTTGCCATGTTTTATCATTGAGTTGATGTTTCCTTTGTAATTTTCTAGGGAAAAATGTTTCACGAAGTCGTATTGAGTCATTTCAACGGTTTCACCTGTGTCTATATTGCTAAAAATATAGATCGTGTCATCATATCTAGGATTGTTGCGCCCATCAAATTTCATTTTTAGAAAAGGATGATTTCCTTTTTTATAACGGTCACCTGATGATGAACTACCGTCAGGTCTACGTAGCAAATTATGAGTTCCATTTTTGACTCGCTCTCTAGACTTGCTACCACCTATTTTTCCAGCAAATGATGCTAACTTGGATAGTTCTTCTTTGGATAAATTTAATCTTTTTGCTATTGAAAAACATGATGAGAAGTCTCTTTGGTGATAATGTATATCGTAATGTTCCTGTCTAGACACGGCAACCAAGTTGGAAATATCATTGTTCATTGGGTTCCCGTCAATATGATGTATGTCGTATGACACACCCTGGTCATCTTTGGGTATAGGTCCGTAGTGTTCCTCGTAAATTTTTCTATAAATCGGACTTCTTGGTCTTTTGATATAAATAGTCATATACCTATTTATACAAGGAAAATGTCTTGATACTAAGAGAATTTTATGAAGCGGCACAAGAAGGCATACAAGATGTCAAAGACGATAACAGTCGTTTGACTTGGGGTAGCTCTAGAAAAACAAAAAAGCTCACTCTGGGTATGATTAGTAAGCTTCGTAAAATGAGAGATGTTCGTGCTTTTGAACAGGCAAAAAATCTAAAACAAATCAGAAAACAGTACGCTCCGCCCTCCCAGGGATCAGGTTTATAAAAAAACGTAAAAAATACGCTATTTTACGCTCTTTTTTGTGATATGATGTAAATACTATACTACTAGTCATTTACCACAAGGAGATAAATCTAAATGTCTACTGCCAAATTCGAAAAACTTTTCGATCTTATTATCAATGAAGACGAAGAGCGTGCCAAACAATTATTTCACGAGATTGTAGTTGAGAAGTCTCGTGAACTTTACGAGAACATGATGGAAGAAGAAGCCATCGAAGAGGGTGTTTCTGACCTTCATGACGAAATCAGCATGGAAGAGTCCGGAGAACTTGCCGAGGACGACATGGACTCAGATGAGCCAGTGGACATGGACTCAGATGAGCCAGTGGACATGGATTCAGATGATCACATGGACATGGACTCCGACGATGATATGGACATGGATTCAGATGATATGGACGATGCTGCTGACGACATGGAAGACATGGATAGCAGTGAAGATGATCTAGAAGATCGTGTTGTTGATCTTGAAGATAAGCTAGACGATATCATTGCTCGTTTTGAGCGTGAAATGGGCGACGATTCAGACGAAGATTCAGAAGAAGATTCAGAAGAAGATGAAGTCATGGAAAGCGTTGCTATGAAGGCTGTACCAAAGCCCAAGCATGGCGATGATGGCGCTCATGCCAAGAGTCCAGTTGCTGCTAATTCTGGTAAAGCAGGAATGTCTGCCAAGCCAAATCAATCAAAAGACACTGCTGAAAAAGGTCGTCCCGCTCCTGCTGCTAAAGAGCATGATGGTGGGAACGTCAACAAGGTAGGTGGCAATGCAAGTCACGGCGGTAAAGGTGACGGTGCTGCTCCCAAGGCCAAGACAGAGAAGCATACGTCACATGGTCCAATCAGCGGTAAGAAGATGTAATCGGTGAGTCAATGGCTAGTTTAATTCGTAAACCCCTTCGTGAAAACTTAACTTTCGACCGCGCTAATATCGTGGTTGAAAGTGTTAAAGAAGATGATGCTGGAACCAAGGCATTATACATGAAGGGAATTTTCATTCAAGGAGGAGTTAAAAACGCTAACGAGCGTGTTTATCCTATCCATGAAATAGAAAGAGCCGTAGAAACACTAAATCGTCAAATATCAGAGGGAAGTTCTGTTCTAGGAGAAGTAGATCATCCGGACGATCTAAAAATTAACTTAGATCGTGTTAGTCATATGATCAATAAAATGTGGATGGACGGACCCAATGGCTTTGGCAAACTAAAAATTCTTCCCACTCCAATGGGTCAGTTAGTACAAACCATGTTAGAGTCAGGAGTAAAATTAGGTGTTAGTAGTCGTGGATCAGGAAATGTAGACGACACTAACGGACGGGTCAGTGATTTTGAGATCGTCACTGTTGATATCGTAGCACAGCCAAGTGCTCCAAACGCTTATCCCAAAGCAATTTATGAAAGCATGATGAATATGAAACATGGTTCTAAATTGTTTGAAGCATTACGAGGTGAGCAATTAGACAAGAATGCTGCGGTTCAAAGATACTTGAAAGACGAAGCAATTCGTCTTATCAAAGAACTCAAATTAAAATAAAGGGGATATCAAGACATGTTTGAAGTAATCAAACCATTGCTTGAAAACGGAATCATCAACGAAGATACCAGTCGCGCTATCAACGAGGCATGGGAATCAAAGTTGACCGAGGCTCGTGAACAAGTACGTGCTGAACTACGAGAAGAATTTGCTCGTAAATATGAGCACGATAAGACTGTAATGGTTGAAGCACTTGATAGAATGGTAACATCTGGTCTTGAGCAAGAAATCGTAGAGTTTCGTGATGAGCGTAAGCTTATGAACGAAGATCGTGTACGTGCTCAACTCAAGCTTACAGAGAATGCCAATAAATTCAACAGTTTCATGACGACCAAATTAGCCGAAGAGATTCGTGAACTTCGTTCTGATCGTAAGGCTCAACTCGAAGGTCGTGAAAAGCTAGAGCAATTTGTTATTGAAGCTCTTGCTCGTGAAATTCGTGAATTCGCTCAAGATAAGCGTGATCTGGTAGAGACAAAAGTTAAACTTGTTGCTGAAGCTCGTCAACAACTAGACTCACTCAAAGCCAAGTTCATCAAAGAAAGTGCTGAGCGTATTAATACTGCTGTTACCAAGCATCTAAAGGGTGAAATTAGTCAACTTAAAGAGGACATCAAGCAAGCTCGTGAGAGTCAATTTGGTCGTCGTCTGTTTGAAGCCTTTGCTGCAGAGTTTAGTGCCACTCATCTCAATGAGAAAGCAGAAACTCGTAAACTAATGCAGGCATTGGCTACTAAGGATCAACAATTGGCTGAGAGCAAGGAAGTTGTTCAGAAAGCCAAGCAGCTAGTTGAAAGTAAGAATCGTGAAGTTCGTATTATCAAAGAGCAAAATCAACGTGAAACCGTAATGGGAGAACTTCTCGCTACGCTAAATGAAGAAAAGGCTCAGGTAATGAAGAGCTTACTTGAAAGCGTTCAAACTCCAAAGTTGAAGACAGCTTTCGAAAAGTATCTACCATCAGTGCTCAGTCATAATAGCACATCTGCTACTGAGAAAAAAGCTCAGAAACAGGTGATCGCTGAAAGCAGAGCAGTGACAGGTGATAAAACTGCCATGGTGCAGGATGAGCAAGCCGAAGGACGTGACAACGTTATTGCACTCAAGCGTCTGGCAGGGCTATAAACGACATTATCATATAGGAGATTATAACAAATGTCTACAGTATTACTAGAGAGCCGTTGGGGCGAAACTAAACAAGCCCTGTTAGAAGGCCTAAAGGGAACAAAGCACTCAACCATGGGTGTTATCCTCGAAAACACACGCAAGGCACTCCTTGCAGAAAGTTCAGCTGGTACAACAACCGCTGGTAACATCGCTACACTTAACCGTGTTATTCTGCCTGTTATCCGCCGTGTAATGCCAACTGTTATTGCCAACGAACTTATCGGTGTTCAGCCAATGAGTGGTCCAGTTGGTCAGATCCATACACTTCGTGTTCGTTATGCTAACAGCATGACAGACAACAGTGCTGCTGCTACAAGCACAGTTGCTGGCGAAGAAGCACTTAGCCCATTCAAGATCGCTCAGGCTTACTCAGCAGGCACAGGCGCTACACAAGCTAGCTTCAATGCCGCTAACACAGCCGCTCTTGAAGGTCAAGGTGGTCGTCAGATCAGCGTTCAGATTCTGCGTCAAGCAGTTGAAGCCAAGAGTCGTAGACTCCAGGCTCGTTGGACGTTCGAAGCAGCACAAGATGCACAGTCACAGCATGGTATCGACGTTGAAGCCGAAATCATGGCTGCTCTTGCACAAGAAATCACTGCTGAAATCGATCAAGAGATCCTGCTAAGTCTTCGTAGTCTTGCTGCTACTGAATTCACATACAACCAAGCTACCGTTAGCGGTACTGCTACATTCGTTGGTGATGAACATGCTGCTCTTGCTGTTCTTATCAACCGTGTTGCTAACCTTATCGCTCAGCGTACACGTCGTGGCGCTGGTAACTGGGCTGTTGTTAGTGCTGAAGCTCTGACAATTCTACAAAGCGCAACTACATCAGCATTTGCTCGTACAACAGAAGGCACATTTGAGGCCCCAACAAACACCAAGTTCGTTGGTACACTCAACAACGCAATGCGTGTTTTCGTTGATAGCTACGCTGCCAGCGGTACACCTGTTCTCGTTGGTTACAAAGGTTCAAGCGAAACAGATGCAGCAGCATTCTACTGCCCATACATCCCATTGATGAGCAGCGGTGTTGTTCTTGATCCATCAACGTTCGAGCCAGTAGTTAGCTTCCTCACACGTTATGGTTACATCGAGCTTACCAACACTGCAAGTTCGTTCGGGAATGCGGCGGATTACCTCGGTGAGATCAATGTACAGAATGTAAGTTTTCAGTGATTTGAAATTGAAAGTTCTGAGGGACTTAGATCCCTCACAAAACAAAAAGGAGCCTTCGGGCTCCTTTTTATTCGGATTCTTTTTTCGTTCTTGGGTTATTTTTTACTACCCATCCCTTATATGATTTCTTAACTCCTCTACATACTGCACTTAAATTGCCTTGAAGTAGATTGTATCTTGTTCTAAGATCGAGTTGAGTTGTGTGCAATTCTTCGCCAGTGTTGACATTTAGGAAATGATAAATTGTATGATCGTAATTTACATTATTGGCACCAGTTGCCTTCAAAAAGTTGTGAGTACCATCCTGAACACGTTTTGCTGATAATCCTAAAAAATTATGAGTGCCATCTGCCATGCGGCGATGAGATGGATTGTTGTTCCCTAAAAAATTATGAGTGCCATTCATAACTCGTTCTTTATTGCCCTTAGGGCCTAACCAATGATGTGAGCCATTGGCGACTCTATCAGCATTAGTTTTTTTGGCTAACTTACTTCGCTCTTCGAATGTGAAATTGGCAAATGCGTTAATGCCATTTTCTATTTGTTTTAGGGCGTTATTTCTGGCTAATCGTGATGTTTCTTCTGGTGATAGATTCATTCTATGTGACATCGCCAAACAAGCTACCCAGTCTCCTTGTTCGTAATGAACTTGATAATGTTCTTGTATCGACAAGGCAACTAAATTAGATGGGTCATTATTTTCCGAATTATTGTCGATGTGATGAATTTCGAACGTTCTACCAAATTCATCTTTTGGAATAGGGCCATGATGTTGTTCGTAAATTTTACGATAAACGTCCGACGGTGTTCTGTTTTTACTAAATAACATTGCTGATTGCTCCTCAAAAGCGTTAGAGTAGTTGGGCCTGCCAGCCGCGAACTACACCTTTATTTATCTTATTATCAAGTCGTAATCTAAAACAGTAGCATCCACCGTGAGTTGACTTTTAGGCTTGTTATGCTTTAATCGTAGAGCATTACAGTTTTGACACAAGGTAACATCGTCAATCAAGCACATTTGACATAAATCTTCACAACGAAACCCACAACGATTGCATTCTGATGATCGTTCTTCTCGTCGTCTATATCTTGCATTAGCACAACTATTACAAAACTTATGCCATCGTTGAAATCCTAAAACACTCTTGCCGTTTAATCTTGCCGGTAGTTTAAGGCATTGTTTACACAGGGGTCTTATTTGTTGAGAGTTGATCATAATCGTGTGTCCATCACTGAACTTCTAATTATTTAGACTAAATATATCAATAGCGAGAATGTTCTTATGACCTATCTTTATGAACCAATTAATATCGGTGTGTTGCCAAATGATGGTAGCGGGGATCCTCTTCGTGTAGCATTTGAAAAGATCAACAACAATTTTGCTAACTTCACTGGTGGTTCTGGTGCTGCAGATCCTGAAGCAAGTATTCAGTTCAAACGAGTAAACAATCTACTGAATGTTGTTTATTTTGCTAACACCTGGGTTGGGATAACACAAAGTGGTACCGTTTTTTCAGGTGCATCCACAGCAGGTCTTCAACAACGTCAAACGCTTACAGATAGATTTACTAAATTAGCAGTTGTAAATGATCGTGTTATTGCTTTAGGACAATCAGGTAATATTGCTATTTCCACTGACGGTAATACTTGGCAAACATTCAATACAGGCACTTCTCACGCTATTCGCGGTATTACTTATGATACTGCTAATTCAACTTATTGGGCAGTAGGTGATGCTGGTACAGTTATCAACTCCACCAATTTGAATACGTGGAATACGGTGAATGTTGGTAGCAGTCAAACACTACATGATATTGTATGGAACGGTGAATTAGGTAGCACAACCGGTTGGGTGATTGTTGGTTCTAATTCAACTGCCATTATCAGTCAAAACGGTACAGGTTGGGCAGTTAGTAATACAGGGTTATCTAATGTAACGCTTCGTTCAGTTACATTTACAGGAACAGGTTATCTAGCAGCGGGTGATCAGGGTAAAATCATTTACACAAACAGTTTGGTTTCATGGACTGATCGTAGCCCTGCTAATGCTACTTCAACATTCAATAAAGTAGTTAGTGCTAACATCAATGATGGTACTGCTAACACTCGTATCAACTATGTAGTAGGGTCAAACGGTACAGTATATCGTAGTACGGGAACTAGTGCTACAACATGGACAGCATTATCAACTGCTAGCACTAGCAATCTTTACTCAATATCGTTTGCTGGTAATACAAGTGCTGTTGATGCTAACAATAGTCCGCAAACTATTGGTAGTTGGATAATCTCGGGCCAGAATGGCACGATATTAAGCATTGGAGCATACAGTAATCAAACGCAATTTACTGATAGCACAATGTCTGGTACATTTGATGGTAGCGCCAATCTTGTTTATCAAGAAGAACTTGGACGAGTATTCGCTGCCACTGATATCACTCCTCAACAAGATATAACATACGACATTGGTGAAACTGAACTACGTTGGCGTAATGTTTATGGATCATCGTTTCAACTTGGTAATGGTATTGCTATCACAAGTAATGCTAATAGTGTTCGTATCACTGATAGTCAAGATACTAGTATCTTAAAAAACTTCGGAGCGAACACTGGTAACTTTATCTCTATCAATTCACAATCTGCTAATATCACTGATATCTCAGGCGTTGATACGATTAGTGCTAATACTATTCAAGGTTCATCTGCTAGTTATGATTCGATTACTGCTAATACAGGCAACATACTGAATCTTAGTTCAACGGTATTTCAATCTAACACAGGTACGATTTCGAATTTATCAGTTTCAAACACGCTTGCTGCTTATAATGTAACGGTTAGCAATCATCTTGTTTCTAACACGATTTACGCTCCAAATGCTGAATTTGATACCATAATGATCAATCAAGGTGCTGTATTTGGTGCTGAGATTCTAATTCAAGGTGTTATCACAGGCGTATTCAGTGCTAATAGCAGTCATCAACCAAACATTACTAGTGTTGGTACGCTAACTGATCTTACTGTTGCCAATGCTATTCGTGCTAATTTAACAGGTACAGCAACTAACGCCATTCACAGTGTTAATAGTGATCATGCTAACACTGCTAATACCGTTGTCAATGCTGATCAACCAAATATTACTAGCACCGGTACGCTAACTAGATTATCAGTAGTCGGTGATACTACTATTCAGGGCAATACCACATTTGTTGGAAGTAATATTACAGTTGCTGCTAACTCAAATATTGTTATTGACAGTGTGCTTCGTGCTTATGCAGTAGTTGCTAATTTACAAATTACTGCTCCATCGTTTATTGGTAATTTAACAGGCACCGCTACTAATGCCGTTCATGCTAATCATGCTATTACTGCTAATAAGGTTGTTGATGCTGCTCAACCTAATATCACCTCAGTTGGTACGCTGATTGATTTAACTGTTAGCAATACGATCACAGGTAATATTACAGGACGCGCTTATGTAGCAAATTATGCTGACTGGGCTAATAATGCTAGTCTAGCAGATCAAGTAACTAACCCTAATCAACCTAATATAACACGAGTTGGTACGCTGAGTAATCTCACGGTAGCAGGTAATGTGTTAAGCAATGGAGTATATGCTAACTATCTTGGTGGATCGTTGGTAACTGCTAATCAGCCTAACATTACCACTGTTGGTACTCTTACTCATTTGAATGTAACTGGTAACATCGTTGCTAACAACATTACGAGTAATGGTAATCTAGATGTAGATACCGTGAATGCTGGTAATCTGTGGGGATTGATTAGATACCCTGTACAAAAAGATATCACTCAAGTTGGCAATCTATGGGAATTATATGTTGTTGGTGAAGCAAATGTAGGCGATCTTACAGTACGAGGGAATACAAATCTTTCTAACTTTACTGCTACTAACGGATCATTTACTTCACTCAGTGCTGGATCAGCAAACATTGGTAATCTATCAGTAACTTCAATCTCAGGTAATGTTCGTGCTGTTGGTGGTTTAGGAGCAATTCAGTTTAGTGGTCCTGGCGAATACATTTCGGGTAATGCTAATCTATTCATGGTTCAGGGTAGCAATCTTTACATGAATGGTGTGAATAGCACACTTACTGTTGGGTATATTGACGGTATTTTAACTGCTAATGCTGCTAATCAAAGCAACATAACTCGTGTTGGAACACTGAATACGCTAAGTGTTGCTAATTTCTTACTTCTCACTGGTAATAGTAATACTGCTAATGGAGATGTTCTCAGAATAACTGGCGGTAATGCTAACATCATAGGTAAATTAGGTGTTATCGGTAACACCGTGTTAAACGGAAGTTTTACGGTTGATTATCCTGGTAACATCAATCTAAACACGGGCAATCTCTTAACTAGATTTAATGTTCAGATTCCTCATCTTGATATTGGTGCTAATGCTAATGGCGGCGACTTTACTGGTTATAGCGTACCTGATAGAGCAGTGTTATTTCATTATTGGAACAACGTAGCCAATACTGCTGGTTCTAAAAATCAAATGGCTGGTCTTATTTGGGACACTAGTGCTAAAGAGTTTGTTCTTAGCACTGATATCACTCGTAATGCTAACTTAACTCTAGTGCCAAACGATTATGCTAATCTTCGTATGGGTAAGATTAGCGCTAACATTTCAGGTGACTTTACAGGTAATGCTAACATAACTAACTTGACGGTTAGCGGTATAGCAGATCTTGGTTCTGTTGCTAATCTAAGAATATCAGGCGGTAATGTAAATGATGTTCTAACAACCGTGGGTAACGGATCTGTTCAGTGGGTTCCAGGCTACACTATTGGTGGTTTTAGTAATATCACAGCAAACGGTAACACTATGACACCGATGCTGAGTAATACGATTATATTCGGCACACCCAATGTTCAATTCTTTAATCATACTGTACAAACAGTTGGCATCAACACCTATGTAGCAACCTCTAATAGTGATACTCATAGATTAGAAGTTAGAGTAACCCCTACTGGTATTTTCATTGACAGTCCATTCTATGCTAACATGGATATGAGCACATCGGGCAACACACTACTGAGTGATTATCCAACTTTAGATAATACGTTGGAGCACGATACGAATTGGTTATGGGATTTAAGTTTGAACCCAACTGCAGGTCGAATAGATCATGATTTGGGAACGCTGACGTAAAGCACTAAATATTAAGAAAACAAGGATTAGAACATGGCAACACAAGTACAGTTTAGACGAGGCACTACAACACAGCACGTAACCTTTACAGGTGCTGTAGGCGAATTGACTATCAATTTGTCTAACATTGCTTTACGAGTACATGATGGTATTACAACAGGCGGCGTAGAAATGGCTCGTCGAGATTTGCTAAACGTTGATGGTAACGTCAATATTAGCAATGCCAATGTGACCATGGGTAATCTTACCGTTCTTACACGAGCAACGTTAAGCAATGTTCGTTATCCTACCAATAGAGGCACGACTGGTCAGATTTTAACAACTGACGGCGTTGGTAATGCTTATTGGGCTAACGGTGGCGCTACTCCTGCTGGTGCTAACTACTATGTTCAATATGCTAATGCTGGACAACTAGCAAGTAGCATTAACTTTCAATTTGACAATCCCAACAGCAATCTGTTACTTGGTGCTAATATCATTCCAAGAGTTGATAACTCATACGACATTGGACAAGCAAACTCAAGTTGGCGAAACCTGTTTATAGATGGTGCTATTCGTTTTGCTAATGCACAACTTAATGCTTATGCTAATGGTCAAGTATATACTGCTAATATCGGAGCGCTAAATGCTGATTTGGTTAATATTACAGGTACGTTTACCGTTAATGCTAATGCTCAGCCCAACGTAACCAGTCTTGGTAACTTAGTATCATTAACGGTTGATGGTAACGCTCTTTTTAAGAGCAACGTAATCACTGATCGTGTAGTAAGTAGAACTGGAGCAATCACTATTGCTGCTAGTGCTGGTAATAGCAACGTTGTTTTAGATCCGTTTGGTAACGGTGTGGTCATGGTTAGTAATAGCAAGATTAGTAATGTTGCTGCTCCTACCGACCCTCATGATGCTGCTACAAAAGAATACGTTGATAATCTTGCTGCTGGACTTAGCATTAATGCTCCGGTTGATGTCGCTACTACGGCAAACTTGGCAACTTTAACAGGCGGTACGGTAACATATAATAACGGAGCAAATGGTGTAGGTGCTACGCTTACTCTGAGTAGTCCGATTAGCGTTATTGATGGATTCAGTCTAACATCGTCAAACAACAGAGTGTTAGTTAAGAATGAAGCAAACGCTGCTAGAAACGGTATCTATACTTGGGCAAGTCCTGGTACGGTGCTTACTCGTGCCGAAG